TGGTAACTCCGATAATTCCCGTGCTTAAAAGCCTCGGATTTGAGTGCAGTGAGCAAATTTCAAAAAATTTACTTATCGTGCGCTACGGCGATATTGAAAACAGGTTTTACCTTTTTGGAGGTAAGGACGAGTCCTCTGCCTCTCTCATTCAGGGTATGACACTTTGCGGTGTGCTTTTTGACGAAGTGGCGCTTATGCCCCGTTCTTTTGTGGAGCAGGCGCTTGCAAGATGTTCGGTAAACGGTTCAAAGTTTTGGTTTAACTGCAATCCCGAATATCCCCGTCACTGGTTCTACACCGAGTGGATTCGGAAAGCCGACAGCAAAAATGCGTTATACCTGCATTTTACAATGGAGGACAATCCGTCGCTTTCAAAAGAGGTGCGCCAAAGGTACGAGGGTTTGTATTCAGGTGTGTTTTATCAGCGATTTGTGCTCGGCAGATGGGTTGCGGTGCACGGTGCGGTGTATCCGTTTATGGACGATGAAAAAATGTACTGCGAAGTGCCCGATGTGGGTTTTGACGATTTTGCGGTTTCGTGCGATTACGGTACGGTAAACCCTGCGTCATTCGGTTTGTGGGGTGAAAAAAATTCCGTATGGTATCGAATTAAGGAGTATTATTTTGATTCCCGCAGAGAGGGTTATCAACGCACCGACGAGGAGCACTACGCAAAACTCGAAGAGCTTGTCGGCAACAGAAAAGTAAGTCGGGTAGTAGTTGATCCGTCAGCCGCAAGTTTTATTGAGGTAATACGCAGACATAAAAGATTTAATGCAGTGCCCGCCGAAAACAATGTTGTAAACGGTATTCGGCTTGTAAGTCAGGCACTCAAGGACGGCAGAATAAAAATCTGCTCAACCTGCAAAGACGCGAGGAGAGAATTTGCACTTTACAGGTGGGACACAAAAAACGGCGCAGATGTGCCGATTAAGGAGAATGACCATTCAATGGATGATATAAGGTATTTTACGGCGTCAATATCGACAGGCAAAAAGGGCTTTTCGGTATTTGCCCTTAGACGATAGGAGGTGTTAGATTGAATTTGTTTTCACGCAAAAAGAAAGAGAGCAAGGGCACGGTTGTGCAGACTGCACAGAGGAAAATCAATTCCCCTCTTGCAATGTTTTCGGATGTGAGCAGTACGACTGCGGAGCGTGAATTGTTCAGAAATCTGCGAAAATCAGTCCCGGTAATAGATGCGGCAATATGTAAGCTGATACGCTTGCTCGGTACTTTTACCGTTACGGCAAAAAACAGCCGCTGTCAGCAGATTATTGATGATTTTATGAGCAATGTATGCACAAACGGCACAGGCACTGGCATTAACGGCTTTGTGTATTCGTATATGGAGTCACTTTTGACTTACGGCGAGGCTGTGGGCGAAATGGTGCTTTCCCGTGACGGAAAAAGAGTTGTCGCACTTTACAATGCAAGTGTTGACGATGTTGAGATACAGGAGGGCAGTTCACCGCTTGACCTTGTGATTTGCACAAAAAGCGACGGAATGATTACCCCGGTTAAGTATTCAAACCTTGTGTTTGCCACTCTGTTAAATCCCGAACCCGGCACTGTCAGAGGCAGTTCGCTTTTAAAAGGTTTGCCGTTTGTAAGTTCGGTGCTTTTAAAGATTTTTGAGTCAATCAAAACCAACTGGGAAAGGGTAGGCAATGTGCGTTTTGCGGTTACTTGCAAACCGTCCGACAACACTGTATTTACAGAGGACAGCGCAAGACTTATTGCAGACGAATGGAGCAAGGCTATGCGCAGTGAAAGCGTGTGCGACTTTGTTTCGGTGGGTGATGTATCGGTAAAAGTAATCGGTGCGGAAAATCAGATTCCCGATTGCGATGTGCCGATTAAGCATCTGCTTGAGCAGATTGTTGCAAAACTCGGTTTGCCGCCGTTTTTACTCGGCTTTTCGTGGTCAAGCACGGAGAGAATGAGTGAACAGCAGGCGGATATTCTTACAAGTGAGCTTGAATATTACAGAACATTGCTCAACCCGATTATTACCAAAGTTATAAGAACTGTGTTAAGGCTTGAGGGTTACACCGACAGTTTTGCGGTTGAATGGGACGACATTAATATGCAGGATGCGGTTCAGCTTTCAAACGCAAGACTTAACAATGCAAGGGCAGAACAGATTGAATTTGAAACAGGTAAGGTGAAAAATGACAGGAGAGATTAAAAAGGAAATTAATGCGGTGACAGACAGCACAACCGCCGAGGTTACCGATAAGGAATTGGAGCTTATCAATGCGTATTCACGCAGAAAGCTGACAAAGAACGAGGTATATGTTTTCGGTGTGGTTTTGTGCGACAACGATATTGACCGTGACAACGAGCGTTTTACCGTGGAGTCGCTTTTTGAACTTGAAAAACTTTTTGTAGGCAAGACGGGTATTTTTGACCACTCGCCTACAGCCAAAAACCAGACGGCAAGAATTTTTGCCTGTTCGGTTGAAAGCGTTGACGGCAGAAAAACGGCAACGGGTGATGATTATTTCAGACTTACCGCAAGGGCATATATTCCGAAAACCAAGGGTAACGATGAGATTATTCAGGCGATTGACAGCGGTATTTTAAAGGAAGTAAGCATAGGCTGTGCCGCAGGTGAAGTAAAATGCAGTGTTTGCGGCGAAAGCCTTAATCACTGCTCGCACATAAAGGGCGAAACCTACGGCGGCAGAAAGTGTTACGGAGAGCTTTGCGGTATTTATGACGCTTACGAATGGAGTTTTGTTGCCGTGCCTGCACAAAGAAGTGCGGGAGTTATTAAAAGTTTTAAGGGAAAGGAAATGAAGATGGAAGAAATTTTAAAGAGCATTTACACCGAAAAGGATATTAATTTAAGCGGTGAAGAGTGCAAAAAACTTTGCTCGTACATAGATGAGCTTAAGAAAAGTGCCGCCGACGGAGTATATTACCGTGACAGCCTTACTTCGGAAGTGCTTAGATTATCGGCTGTTGTTCAGCCTGATATTTCAAGAGAAACTATGGAAAGCGTTGCAAAGAGTATGAGCGTAGTTCAGCTTAAGGAATTTAAAAATGCTTTTGAAAAAAGGGCGGACAGCATTTTGCCGTCGGTTCCCCAGCTTTACAAACAGAAGAACGATATTACAGCCGAATCAAACGGCAATTTTAAAATATAACGGAGGATTAAATAATGAATGTAAATTTTAACGGTTATGACGAAAATGTGCTTACTTTTGAGGCAGGCACCAATCTTAAAACAGCAGGTGTTCCTGTAAAAATGACTGATGACGGCAAGGTAACGGCTTGCACAAGCGGAGAAGTATTCTGCGGTATTTGCCTTTCATTGAGAGGCGGTTATGCAACGGTTCAGCTTAAGGGCTATGTTACAATGCCCGCCAAATCAAAAATCACAGTGGGTTACAAGAAGCTTGCTGCGGGCGAGGGTTCTGCAGTGGCATCATCAACAACAGGCAGAGAGTATCTTGTGTTAAATTCAACAGCCGACTCGGTTGGCTTTATTCTTTAAGGAGGTAATTAATTATGGCAAATTTTGAAAACTTAACTATTGAAAAGGGAATGTATCAGGCAAAGGGAAAAACACTTACAGATGTACTTGAAACACTTGACCCGTCGGAAAATTACAAGGGTACGGCGCTTTCAAATCTTGACGCTTTTTCAAGACAGCTCAAGCGCTTTGACATTAAGGTGAACGGTGCAGGCAGTGACTGCGTGGAAAAATTCTTCCAATCCTCGGACTCGGCGGCACTTTTCCCCGAATATGTCAGCCGTGCGGTAAGACAGGGTATGGAGAGAGCGGATATTCTCCCGCAGATTGTGGCTACCGTTACAAATATTGACGGTATGGATTACAGAAGCATTGAGTCCGATATGACAGACGATGACAAGACTTTAAAGCCTGTGGGCGAGGGCGCTGTAATTCCGCAGACAAAAATCAAGACAAGAGAAAACCTTGTAAAACTTCACAAGCGTGGCAGAATGCTTGTGGCATCATATGAGGCGGTAAGATTTCAGCGTATTGATTTGTTTACGGTTACATTAAGACGAATCGGCGAGTACATTGCAAGGGCACAGCTTAAAGACGCTATTGATGTGCTTGTAAACGGTGACGGCAACGCAAATCCTGCGGCAAATGTTGATGTTGCGGCGAGCGGTTCAATTACTTATGCCGACCTTTTAAAACTTTGGTCACAGCTTTCACCGTATGAACTCAATACAATTATTGCACCGACAGACGCTATGCAGAAGTTGCTTTCTATGAGCGAGATGCAGGATGCAAACGCAGGTCTTGATTTTCAGGCAAGCGGCAGAATGATTACACCGCTCGGAGCATCTCTCCTTCATGCTTCGGAAATGACAGGCAGCAAGATTATCGGTTTTGACAAGAACTGCGCACTCGAAATGGTACAGGCAGGCAATGTAAATACCGATTATGACAAACTTATTGACCGTCAGCTTGAAAGAGCGGCAATCACCTGTACCGCAGGTTTTTCAAAGATTTTTGCGGATTCCGTAAAGACTTTGTCTTACTGATGAGGTGAAGTTTTGAATACGGGCAACATTGTTGAAAAATTTGAACTGCTTTCCGGTATTGAGAGCAGTGAGTCGATTAAGTGGCGTAGTGTTGTGGACGATGCCTGTGCCTATGTGTATTCAAGAATTGGCGACAAACCGCTTTCCGCAAGCGATGAACTCAGGATTGAGTTTTTATGTGCCGTATATGCGTACAAACTTTATGTTATGTGCGGTAAAAGCGAAGTTTCTTCATTTAAGGCGGGAGATGTTACCGTAACAGCTCCTGCCGATGAGGGCGACAAAGCCGAAAAGCTCTGGCAGGACCAGCTTGCAAAATGTTCTGATTTAATTAAGAAAGAGGGATTTTTGTTCGGGAGAGTGGTAACTTGAAAATCTACGGCACAGTAGGCAAACTTATTGACAGATACGGCACGGAAGTTACGGTCGATAACGAAAAGACAAAGGCTTTTATTCAGCCGATAAGGTATAACAGCAGATATTACGGTACAACAAAACGCAAAGTGTCGGGAACGGTTACTTCGGAAAGATTTTTGTATATAGGCAAGCCCGAAACAAAACTGACTTGCGACAAAAGCGTAATACAAATCGCAGACCGTAAATATATTGTTAGGAGATACGATATTTACCGTGTGGGCAGGTACGGAGTATATGCATATGGCGTACTTGCAC